TCTTAATCTGCTATTTTAGTACTGTCCTCATTATTAAGTGATCCAGTAAATTCAGCATTAGTTGCGATGACATCAGCAGAATCTTTAGGCTGAAAGTGTTCATTTACGAACCATACTTCTCCTGTAGAAGGATTGATAGGTAAAGATTCAATCTTCTGTGATTTTTGGACATATATATGTGAAGCGAGCGATGGAATTGCTTTACGTTTATCGATTACGTATTTCCATATAGAATTATCTGTATCTAATAAACCAGATAATATTTGAAGTCTCTCTTTTTCTAGTCTTTTTTTGTAGAATGTAAGGTAATACAAATTTAAAATGTACTTTTTAACATTCGTATACCAATGCTTTTTTGTTTTTTTCATAACGATTTATTTTATTATTTTATAGGCAATGATTTACCCATCATATTGCCTCCAACCTCTTTCATTGATTTGCTTTTCGCTGATTTTATTATTTCAGACATCGCCTTTCGTATCTCTTTTAAAGAATCTGCATACTCTTTTAATTGTTGTCTATCTTCTGGAGACATGTTTTTAAGCATCTCTTTTAATTGGGGCTTCATGGTATTTTTCAATAAATATTAGTCTGAATATCTAGAATTTGCTAAGTTGACCATCCTCTTTGCCAATTCTGGATCTTTGATAATTTGCATTTCATAAGTTTCTGTGTTTCCTACCGAAGATATTATACCTGTATACTTCTGAGACGTGGAATGCTCTACGCACGTGTCTGTGTATCCCAATTTTACCCTAAGCCTATGTATTTCTTTCTTACAGACTTTGCAAATGTGCTTCTTTTCTTTCATAACTTATTTTTATATGTGTTTGATTATTCCTCTTTATTGCTCGTGAGGTGGTTTGGTATCGATATTTGCGCTGCTACTAAAGTTTGATATATCAAGTTCTGTAAACTTATTAAAGCTTGAGTATTTTCTTTAACTAATTGTGACATTCTCTCACGTTCTTCAACTAAAAGCGTCATCATTTCATTTTGAAGTTTATCAACTTTTTTCTCAAGATCATCGTTTTTCTTAAGTAATCTTGTATACTGATTGTATGCAAAATATCCAAGGCAAACGGACAAAACTCCGAGTACACCATACTGTAACATTACGTCTTGTCCGGTTGTTACGTTTGGTTGTTGTAATAATGAGGTTAAAGCTAATTTTTCCATCAGTTCAATGAGCTATATTTTAGGTATAATAATGTTTCCCAGCCATTCGCTAACTTTTTAATGTTTTGTGTAGTTGCAGGCATCATTCTTTTTTCTACCATATCAGACACTGTTTTAACCCATGCATCTCTACAATCTATGTGTAGGACTTCATGTACACCTTCGGGTATTACCGAGTGGGCTATCGTCTCTAAAGCTTGTTCTAATACCATTGTCAACTGAAGATAAATATTGTAAATATTACTTAATTTTAAAAATTTGTCTCATGTGCAATAGACACTTTGTGTAATCTCTGTCTTCTATTTGATTTGCTTCTATTTCGTATGGATGATTATCATGAGTGAACTTTTCTGCTAGATCATAATACTTGTTCATATTATGAAATTTGTAATGTGAGTACTCATGAATTATCGTCCTAGCTAAGTCTTCTAAATTTTTAATATTCGGTGATTTACTATTTACGTATATTGTGTTTTCTAAGTCTTCGTAAAATCCGTCACCAGTGAATCCTTCGAGTTTGTTGGTATCTACATATTTTAAATTTGGGTATGTACCGTTATACTTTGATCTACCATAATTTTTTACGCACCATTCAAATATTCGCTTAGCTGTACCTCTGTGCAGATTTTTATTTTTCTTCATATAGGTAAAATTATATGATATTTGACTAAAAATAAAATATTTAGTTACGGTGAAGTCATGACCACAAATAACTCACCAAAGACATTTCTGATCCGTCGTCATCGTTGGATTCGTCTTTACCTTCTTTTTCGTCTCTTGCTGCTCGCTCTGAAGCTTCGTTTAAGCCCTCTACAACATTAAGTGCGTCAACTACGCTATTTTCTAATTGGTAAAAAGTTCTTCTAGCAGAATTAGTTATTCCCTCGTCGAGTACACCGAAAGCATCTATGTTTCTCATAACAGACTTACTAAACTCGTCCAATCCCTTATCAAAAGCGCAATTGTAACACAGCAAAGTAATGTTATCTTGCGACCAATTAGATCTATCGAAATCTTTAAAGTGTAAAAGTAAAGGAGACCTATTGTCCAATTTTCTAACTTTATCGTATCCACAACAAGAACATGCTTGACCCAACCTACCGTCTGCGAGTAGTTTAATTTTTAGAGATGCTATTCTTTTTTCTGTCGCCGTCTGATTGGGACGCAATAATTCATCTAAAGATTCTTCTTTAAAGCTGCTTAAGTTGGGCCTAGATGTACCCAATCCACTCTGGTTTAGGTGAGTTTCCCAAAGAGTTTTTCCGGTGATGGGATCTACGAACGCCTTAGCGTATTTTTTGTAGGTTGGATAAGATATACCTAAGTACTTAGCTGCTTCGTTATTGGACTTCGTGTACTTCATCGCCTCAAGTATGTCCTCTTCCCTAAGAGACAATCCTGCATACTTCCAAGTTCCTGTATATATTTTTCTAGTTAGATGTAAACCTGTTCTCTTTTTCGGGATCATTGATCGTGAACTTTCATGTCATTTAATACGTTCCACAACTGATAAGGAGTTTCTATGTATACTTCTGTTCCGTTCTTATCTATTATGGGATTGATCGATCCGTCTTCGTTTATTCTTTCATACAAATAATAGGATATAAGATCTGATCCCGATTGACCGAAATTTATGTAAAACAATGCGTCTATAACTTGCATAAATTTTTCATCGTATTCAAAAAAATCTAACTGCATGTCTACGCTCATTATCTGAGATCTCACTATAATCTCTTCTAATCTAGATATAACGTTAACAAAGAGCTCCATTCGCTTCTCTGTTTGATTTCTTTTTTTCCTCTTTACATGAGTCTTTACATTCAGTATGCTTTCTACAGCAGCTTGTATTTCTTTGTAATCTTCTGCCATTGTTAAGGTGTTAATTTTTCTATAATAGATTTTATTTCAGAGCAAGTTTTATAGTCTTCTAACTCCACGTAATGTGGTAAACACCAATCTAATGCCTTCGCCCAATATTCTTTTTTTATCTCTAAGTAATTACTTGAATTATTTATTTCGAATACGAGCGCTGAATTTCTTCTGTTATGAACTGCGTCAAATATCGCTAATGGTATTTCTTTATTTAGCAGAGTTTTCAACTGCTCCGAATCTTTATAATCTTCGGCCTTTACGTTTAAGGCGTCGTAGAATATGGCTCTTGGAGGCCTTCTTTTTTTCGAAACCATAATTTATAATTTATGAAGCTGTACCGCTTCCCTTTAAACTTCTTACTAAAAGATCTACCATAGAAGCCATCGGTACTATGAACGATATTGTGTTTTTAGAATACGCATTACGGTCGTTATAAGTAACCATCAATTCTTGATCGGCAAATTTCTTTTGCAACCAAGTGCTTATCTTATTAGTTAACTCTTGTAAATCTCTCGGATCTTGTATGTTTTCTTCCAATATAAAGTATATTACTATACCCTTTTTTGTTTCGCTTGTATTTAAGTCGAAAGCGACAGGTAAATTTTTACCGCTAACGCTAACTCTTAATTTTGGCTTAAAAACGTCTGACATTTTATGTTGTTATTTTAAAAATAAATATGTATTAAAATACATTTTTTATCACCGGCTTTACGCACTGATACAGTCCATCGTTAATGTAGTATTTTCTCTTTGTTTCTGAAGACACTATTGTAGTTAGCTTGGATTTGTACTCATTAATCTTTATTTCAGCACTTCCTAAATTAAACGATTGTGGAACTGGTTCGTTGCTTAATTGTTTTTCTGCAAGTAGTTTATGTATGTTAAATATCCCATTCACAGTAACGCTATTCATGTTTTTTGCGTCTATAGTGATTTCTACTTCTGTGTTTAGTGGTACTCCAATTTGTTTAATCTTCTCTGACAAATCGTAAGGAGTTTCTCCCTGCTCTCCGTCTTCTGCAATGTAATACGAATAATCCATATCTACTCTAACCGCATCGAATCTTGGTTCTAGCGCGTATAAGTCATCTTGATTACAATTTTTAATCACTATGCCTATTTCGTATCGAGGGGTTAAAATGGGGTGGTGATACTCATCGTTCTGTATCCAAGATCCCCACTTTCTTAAATAATTTCTCATAGATCGTTGGTTTGCTGCCACGAAGTAATCGTCATCTTTACCAACCTTTTCTACAAATCTATGGCCTCTGCAAGTTAAGTGGTAAACAAAAGCGTCTCTAGATTGTATTAACCTATAACCACTTAACATCCACCTTTGGAATATATCTGAATCTTCGTAAGGAAACGGAGAAAACAAAGCATCGTGTCCTCCCATAGAAGCGAAATCTTCTTTGTAGATTATCCACGGAGCGAACATTCCGTAAGTGATTTGATTTTCGTATTGAGTTTGGGCTTGCGTAGCATACTTGTAGAACGAATCGACATTCAAGTCGTCAAAGTCCATACCAAAATCCATGATAATCTTCTCTTGGCCTGGTGGATGGAGAGGTGGTTCAACTCTAGTTCCACACACAACTGTTTTTGGTTTTAAGTGTTTTAATAAGTTTTCCATATAATTCGGACCGACGATCATGTCAGCATGAAGGATTCCCACTATGTCTTCTTTTGATATGGAAATTCCCACATCGTACAACACTGTATGACCAACCCTTTGTTCTGTTCTATAGGGCTCGTATACGTTTTCGTCTTTTGCTGAAATCTCTTTTAGCCATTCATAAGTTCCATCAGTTGACGCATCGTCTAAAAATACGAGTTTTGCATTTGGAGCATTTGTCTTTATGGAATCGTATAGGTTTTTTAAGTGTCTTAAATTGTTGTGCGAGGGTATTACGAATGTTACCATAAATCTATTTTTATGTTTTGAGGAATTTTATCTTTTACTTTTATTGTTAATAAAATTCCGTCGTTGGCTAATTGATAAGTCTCGTTGGGTTCTGTCGAACTTAGTAAATCCTCTATGTTTTGAATCGCATAATCAAAAGACTCTAATTGGGTCTTAGAAGAACAGTCCAACTCCACAATAATGTCATTGGTTAATTCTTCTACGAATTTAGCTTTTATATCAAACTTAGAATTAAGTTGCGCGCTTTCGATATATTTCTGTGTATCGATGTCGACTTGCATCGAATTGAAATAAGGTTCGTAACCCAAAATCTCTGGTATGTGTCTAGCATTGGTTACCTTTAATCCTATGTCATATTTTATATTTGGTCTTGGTTCGCAAGGTCCGTACTCTTTAAACATTCCTCCCCACTTCCTCACGTATTCCAACATAGATATTTGGTTATTTCTCAACCAGTTTTCGTCTTTCTTTTTGAAGTCTTCCATCTTCGTTGCGCCGCTAAACTGGCCGCCTCTGCAAGTTAAGTGATATACCAAACTATCCCAAGACTGCACAAGTTCGTATCCAGCAAGCACAAACCTTCTAAATAGATCTGCATCTTCGTAAACTGATAAGAACAAGGGATCGTGACCCAAGTGATTCCTGCGATCGATCAACCACGGTGCGAACATGGACTTTGTTGTCACCCCGAAGTTTAAGTTCGAATAGTGTTTAACGTAAGCATCGAATTCTTTCCACTTAATTTCTTCTGGCCATAGACCGAAATCCATTGTCATCTTTTCTGGTCCGTGCGGATGTAGCGGTGGCTCTATTCTAGTTGAACAAACTACTTTACCTATTGAGTGGTGTTTGATCATGTTTAGATCAGCGTCTTTACCTAATATCATGTCAGCGTGGAAAGCTACAACTTTATCGAATCTTGCTTGCTTAAACATAGTATCGTAAGCGTGTCCTATGCCCAATGGAGCTCCTGATTGGTTGACAAAGTATTTAATGTTATTTTCTATTAACCAAGATTCGGTACCGTCGTTGTCTTGATCCACAAAAACTATTACTTCGTTATCGTAGTGAGAATTCTCTCTTATCGATTTTATACAGGGTATTAAATAGCGAAGATTATTCTTAGACGGAATACAGTAGCTTATCATTTAAAAAATTGTTTGTATTTTTCTTTGTTATCTAACACATACTGTGGTAAATTTACATCATCTTGCCAAAAAGTAAAATTATTTCTTCCAAGTACGTCTTGATTATTTTTTAATAAATTCTCAACATTATTAATTACAGATTCATTATTAAATTCTTGGTGACCATAAGATTGAATTTTGTGTTTAATCTGTTCTGGGCCGCCCATAAAAGTAAAATGCCAACCTGCATTATCTATATAAACATAGTTGGTTTTTGAAGCTGTTCTTAAATGATTAAGACATGCATTTTTTATATTCTTATATCGAGTAACAAGTGTACCTGCCCATTCTTCATTAGATCTAACGTTCATATATCCAGAATAGACAAGTTGTTTAAGTTTATATATGCTAACATCATCTATAAAATTATAATCATATTCAGGATTCCAGATTTCATCTAAATCTCCTACCATAATAATATCTTGAGCAGAAGCATCTGCATCTAGTAATGCTTTTCTTATAAATTCTTTTTGATAAAATTCATTTAACCAATGAAGTTCTCCAGGAGGAACATTAGTACTTGTTAACGCTTGCATACAAATATGTCTCTCTAAATCTGTAGTTTGTGGATTTTCTATTCTTGATTGAAGATCTTCGTAAGACTCGGGAGGAAATCTAGTCACATGATGATGTATCTTATGCAAATACTTTTTATATCTTATCATATTCTCTTCAAAGTGTAGAGGTTTTGGTTTTCTTGAGAATGTGCTAACACATTCTACAATTACAAACATATCAACGTAAGGATCTAACATTTCTAATCTAAGCTCTAGAAGATCTAGCTCATTATTCATTGTAAAAACATCAAATATCATATATTTTGGTTTCTTGTTTATATATTTCAAATTCTCTAATTACTTCGTCATATGTTTGTAGTGTTCTTGCTCTATCCATGTAGGTAAACTTTCTAGATATATTATAACCACATGCCCAATAGCCATCAGATACATTATGTCTAGCCCAATACTTTGGTGCTATTATAAGGTTAGCATCGCTACAGAACGCTGGGAAATATGCAAAGCTAGAATTTGACAATATAAGCCATTTTGCATTCTTTACTATAGAATAATCTTTTGCTAAATCGAAGTGATAACAATTATCTGCTAATTCTGGTAACTGTCGCTTTGCAACTTCTGGATTTTCTGTGATAGCGACAAACTTCATTTTTGGATTAATGCTTCTCATATGAGTAATAGCAGCTAACCAATAATCTCTTTGTAGGAATAGCGTTGGATCTCCTTCATAGTCTCTAATATTTAATACACAGATATTATCATCTCTATAGTCTATGCAATCAAATTCAGGTTTTACTTTCAACCAGTCTTTAACTTCTTCTTTATAATCCCAAAAGTAATCCTCTCCTTGCATGATACCCATAATCTTTGTATTATCTAATACATTGATTAAATCATTGTCTATTAATCTAACATCACAACCTATTGTAGAATCGTGGTGGGAATGAGTAAACTTTATTCTTCTTTCTCTTTCTGTATAGGTTCTTTCTATTCTGCTTACGGGAATTCCCATATCCATATTCATGAAGTATACACCTCGATCATTATATCTCTTATCTCCAAAGTTTTCTTGTCCTTCATATCCAAATTCATAACCATTTCTTTTAGCAATTGCTCTCGTTGTTACATAGCATGCTAATTGGTTTCCAAATCCTTGGCCAAATACAAATTCTGTGGCTATCATTTTTTATACTGTATTTAATAGTTGCCTATGTACACTATTCTTTCCATGAAATGCGAAAGGGGCTATACCAATAGTTTCAGGAATTTCAGTCTCGTGAGAGAAATATTTGGCAATATTTAAATCGGCAAATTTACAACCATATTCTTTATATATGTGTCTATAATTTACTGCTATATAACCATCTTCACTATAATATCCATGAAAAGCTTTCCATTCTAAATTTAATTGATTTGGAAGATCTATTAATTTTTTACTTCTTAGTGATACGCTATTTCCTACTCTTATTAATTCTCCATTAATATCTCTATAAGATACTTTGTCAGATGAATGTGGTATTGGCCAGGGGGCTCCTATATAATCATAATCAAAGAATTCATTTTTCCAAGAACTAGGATTAATTACAAATCCATCATCATGAATCACCATAGCAAATTCAGTGTCTATGTACTTTCCTAATTTATATATCATAGAGTAGTTCCACTCATTTATATTATTCATCTTCTCTATATACTCGAACTGTATTTTATCAGGTAAGTTTTCTGGTTTTTCATGGGATACAAGCTTTATAGCTCCAAATTTTATATTTTTAGAACTATACATTAGTGCTTTTATGTGCTCTTGCAATCTTACAGAAGTGACGGCTATGAGTGTTACTTTAGATAAGTCTAAATATTTTTGATTATCATATCTCTCTATTACTCTTTTAACTTCTTCTATTTTTTCTTGCTCTGTAATCATAGTTGTAGTTCTTACTTCTGAATCCCTATTTACTGCACATATATGCTGTATTATCACTGGAAGTCCATGATTGATGTATAATCTTTTATAGTAATCTACATCTACTAACCAATTTAAAGATTCATCAAATTCCATCACGTTTTCATTCTTAATAGTAAGTACAGTAGGACACGATATTGTATTATAACCTTCGTGGATCCTATCGTGATACATAGGAAACATAGGGTCATAACAAGTTACTGCATCTTTCGTATGTACACAAGCATTAACGAACCAATATTTTTCTGCATTATTTATTATATGTTTGTAAATAATTTCTAGAGACTCTTGGTCATATAGAAAATCATCTTGAAATAAAATCTTAATGTATTTACCAGTAGCGTGCCTAATAGCATTATTTAGATTAGGAGAGATCTTTCCTCTACCGTGTGAATTCTTTGTATATATTATATCAAGATAAGGTAACCATCTATCACATAAGTCTCTTATTTCATCATCTACACTATGATCTGATATAACTACTTCAAAATCTTTAAATGTTTGATTTGCAAGTATATTGAATGACCACTCTAAATAATCTACGCCTTTCCCTTTTATTTCCCAACACGGTATTACTACACTAAAAAATTTGTTTATTCTATTATCCATGATTCTGGGTATAAATCTTTTGTATTGTGAGTATATGCAGGTCCAAACCATTTCTTTGGAGCGACCACTTTCTTATTTGGATTATTATTTAACCATGCTCCCCACCAACTAAAAGAACTATTTGCAATAATATTATGATCACACATACTCATTAAGCAAAGATCTATTTCTGTGGGATTATTTTCCATATAGAGTACACAATCTCCTTCGCCTATTAATCTTTTTGCATAGTCTATATCGTCAGAAAATACTAAGAAGTATTTATCTGTCTCATAATTTTCATCACAAAAATAATTCATCGCAGCTTGATAGTAATGAGAGTCCATTATTGGATGAAACTGTTGAAGAGCTGCATAATCTCCAACTCTTAAATGAATAGATACCTTTTCATTTTCTACATTTGGAAAAAGCTTTTTACTTTCTTCTATTATTGAATCTTGGAAAGTTAAAAGATATCTAATATACTCTTCACAATGTTTAAAATACTTCTCCGTTTGATAGTATCCATTCAGATTGCTACCATCTGGAATTGAAAACATCTGTTCAAAAAAATGAAAATTAGGTTCTTGCACTTCTGCTGAATACTTTATATTTTTTAAAGGTAATAATACTTCATTAGCATTTTTAAAGTACTTTGGAATATCGAAATATATTTCCCTAGTAACACCATCTAAAAAGTGCTCTACATTTGGATTGTACATATTTTCTATGGGAAAATAAGCACTAGTTCCTATCTTCTTTGCTATGCCTATTGTAGAAGCGAATTGAAATAATTGATTCGCAAGACGGCCAAAATGCCCTATTTTATTGTATGTAATCACAGTAACGTGTTTATAGCTTGAAATACAGTCATGGATGGTTTCCAACCTAAGTTATTTAATTTACTCGTGTCTAAGTACATATCCTTGACTTGTACTATTTTATGAAATTCTGTTGGATCCATACTACCTATTGTCGATGTAGATTCCAATGATTTTTTTGCATATTCTATTACGTCTTTGAAAATAATAGGAGCTGCACCGGATCCGAGATTATAAATTTCTCCATTCTTACCATGATCGATAATGTATCTTAATCCATCTGCTACATCTGAAACATGTATAAAGTCTCTTAAAAATATCCCATCGTAATATAGATCTATGTGCTCATTATTCTTTAGCTTACTTATTAGATATTGAAGAGCATTCTTCTTTTTTGAAATCTTACCATCTGTTTTGCCTACAACATTAGCTAATCTTGTTATTGTGTACTTTATATTGAAAGTCTTACAATAAGATTCTAATAATTGTTCTGCCGCTAATTTTGTAATTGAATAGAATCCTTTTGGTCTGCAAGAAGATCTTTCATTTGCTGGAAGTTCACAATCTCCATATACGAACCATGAACTGACAAAATGAAATGTAACATTATTATTTTTATTGGCTTCCAAAACATCGATTAGATGCAATAGATTAGTTTTAATATCTAATTTAGGATCTTCTAAAACATTATAGTTATCTACAGTACTTATCAAGTAAAGTATTGTGGAGTCATTAGGCACTTCTAATTGATTTCTACTAACAACTTCAGATTCATGAGAATATTTTTTATAAAATTCTGAACCTACAAATCCTGTTCCTCCAAATATTTCTATCATGGTTTAAAAGATTTTACTACTGATTCTATATAATCAAAAACTTCTTGACCATAATGAGGAGCAGCGCCTACAAAGAATACTTTATCTAAAACTTTATTTGCTTCAGGATAATTCTTATAATCATCTAAGTGAGAATATCCGGGGTGCATTAGTATATTTCCTGCGAAGTAATTTCTTGTTTGTATCTTATTAGCCTCTAGATGAGCTACGAGTTTATGCTTTAATCCATCCTCTTCGCATATTATTGGAGTACCAAACCAACACGGTGTAGCGCCAGCTATTGTGCTAGGTACTCTAACTCCTTTTACATTGCCTAAGAATATGTTAGATATAACTTCTCTTGACTTATTTCTCTTTTCGTCTATAGTATCAAATTTATCTAATTGCACTAATCCAATTGCTCCTTGTAGATCTAGAGGTTTTAAATTATATCCCATCTCACTAAACACATACTTATGATCTATCACCCCATCATAATTTTCTAACCACTTATCAAATCTATTTCCACAAGTTCCACATGCTAATAAATTTGCAGATCCTACGCAATAGCAATCCCTACCCCACCAACTAATGCTTACAAAAAGCTTTTTTAATTCATCGTCATCTGTACAAACCATTCCGCCTTCTCCAGTAGATATATGGTGAGCAGGATAGAATGAATTGGAATATGCTACATAATATTCATTTAAATACTTATCATTCCATTTACTTCCTAGACTATCACAATTATCTCCTATTAATTTTAAATTATACTTATGACAAAGTCTAATCAACTTATCTATATC